TACCAGTCTGAGTCGTTCTTAATACGACATAAGATATTAATTGCATATACATTTCATTATCTTTTTCCGGAATCATTAATAATTCTTTTTCAAGATATTGTCTTAAGTTATCTACCATGTATGGTTTGATTTCTTTTTTAACAACTTGCTTAGTATATGGATCTCTTAAATCTATAGACTCTCCAAATCCAATACCTTTAACTTTTTGTTTTAATCCGGAAAGTGGATTTTCAACACCGTATTTATGCAACAGCTCTACCTGGACTTCTCCATAGCCTCTATCTACATAAATATGTTTTGGCATAAAAATATTATTTAAATCAACGATTCTAGAAACAGCTTTAGTTAATGTGTATTCAGATCTTTCTATTTCTTCTCTATAGGCAAGTCTTACTTTATTTCTAAATCTTTCTTCCTCATAGGTATCTGAGCACACCTCTAGGACAACTATATTTGTACCTGCTCCGTACTTGTCCCAGTCAACTCCTATTACATGAAAAGATCTAGCTGACTTTAGTTCAGCATCGTAATTCCAGTTTGGTTCTATGAAAGCTTTATCAACATATTTTCTTGGGTATACGCCTTCTGCGTCTTCACCCCAGTCTGCTTCAATTTCATGCCTGTATCCTATTTCAGAATACTGTTCTCTAAATTCATCTTCTTGTTCTTTAGAAAAATATGGGTTGCAATATGATGGAAACCAAAACTCTTTAAATCTTTCTGATCTACACCATTCCCAAAAGCGTTCTCTTCTACCAGTTGGAGTTGAAGCTCCAATAAGAACTTTATCTGGTTGATCTTCTGCAGTTTTCTGAAGCATTGCGTACAATGCATCAAGGTCGTCTGCGTGCATGTAATCCATTTCGTCAAGAACAATAACATGTGCTTCCTGACCACGAGCTACGTCAGACTTTCCGCCAGAACGCATACCTGATGTAAAGAATCTAATTGTTGATCCATTAGAGAATTGAATCATGAATTGAGGGCTTGTAACTTTTCTAACTATAGAGTTCATTACAATTTCATTCTTAGATGCAAGTCTTAGAATCTCTTGATAGATTAATTCAACGTGAGATTTCATTGGCGCAATAACAAGACATCTTCCATCTTTGTGGGTATAGCTATAGTGCAACAGATAAACAGCCATACTAAATGTTTTACCAAGACGACGACCAGCTCTTAAAACTTTTCTTAATGCAGGGTCTCTCAAAATTAAAGTTTGATACACTCTTGTTTCGGCCTGTAAGAATTGCCTCGCCCACACGCACGGGTCTTTAGCTATGTGTATCTGCCTTTGTTGTTCTCCAGAGATTCCAAGATCTAAAAGATCCATATCAAGATCAAATGGTTCGTCAACTAAAAGAGATAACTCTTTATTGGTCAATGGACGTTCTGTTATAGTGCTTCCATCTGCCCAAGTTAGATGATTTAATTTATTTTGAAAAACCCATTCAATTCTATTAATTTGTTTGAATGTTTCTATATCTTGATCTTTTATTATTTCTAATAAATCTTCTCTAGATAGTTTTTCTAAATCTTGTCTAAACTTTTTAGTTTTTGATGATAACGTTGCGCTCATAAATTATCCAAAATGTGCTGCCATCATAGCGCCCTCTGATCCAAGAGAACTTCTTGCATTAAGTCTTGAGTTCTGAATAGCCATAACGCCTCTAGATCTTGATGTTGCTGCAACTTCATTGTCTTTAAATCCTGCTCCAAATAATGGTTTGTTCATACTTCCCTGCATAGATTTTAGCGCATCTTTGCCAAAATTAACGCCTCCCATCATCATCTTTCCTACGCCTTTACCAATGTCATAGGTCATTGAAGCCATACCAAATGCTCCAAGAGCTTTTCCAGCCATAGGTCCAAGAGTTCCTGCATATTGTCCAGCCAGCTTACCTGCCAGCTTGTACTCTTTTCTGGCAAAAGCATCCATTCCAAGTCTTCCTGCTGTTTTTCTAATTAATGCAACGTCGTCACTCTTAAGTAGGTTATCTGCATGGTGCATATATCCAGACATTTTAGTTTTGATTTTCATTGCACTCTTTGCCCCGTGTGCTGCATCGTCTAGAGCCCCTGCTCCTAAACGACTAAACTTAGAACCCTCCATTGCTTCAGCAAATATTTGAGAAGATTTCTTAAAACCTGCACTTCCAGCCATTTCAGAGCCTCTTCCGCCCAATGTAGCTACAGAATCAAAAATTCCTCCGGGCACAAAACCTCTTATAGTCTGAGACAATGCTCTTGTTCTACCTATTTTTTGAGCTGCTGCTCCTATTTCTGCGTCTGCTACTCCTGTTTTAAGAATTGAACTAACATTTACTGGACCTGCCGCTCCACCCATTGCAGCCCTTCCAACTTTTTCTGCTGCTTCTGTTGCAAATTGAGCTCCAGTTGCTCGACCGAGTTTTATAAGACTATCATCAAATTTAGCTAATTTAGCTGCTGCTTTTTCACCCCTTCTAGCTATTCTTGCTTGGCTTCTAGTGTAATTAGATGGACTTCCAGTTAAGTTAGATGCTGCTTTAACATGCTTTTCATAATCCATGACTTTGCCCATGGTATTTATGCGACCAAAAAGACCTCCACTATACATTTCATTCCCAGGAAGTAGATCGCCAGTTGCTGTATCAAATTTGCCTGGATATCTGCTTCTAGCCATCGCCCCAATTGGGCCTTTACCTTTTAATATTCTTTCTGCAACAAAGTTCATTCCAGTACCAAATGGTGAGTACACAGAAGGATCTCCTGGTGCTCCTGCCAATCTAGCTACAGAATCAAATCTAAAAAATGTAGCTGGATTCAATGGGTTGTTAGCAAATTGGGCCTTTGCTTTTCGTCCGGCTCCAAATGGTTTTTTGCCAAAAATGCTTCTATCATCACCTAGAATGCTTCTACCAAATGCATAATTGGTATTATCCTGCATTGCGTCACCGGCGTATGCTCCGGTTCTTCTTCCTAGAAAGTTTTTAACTGCAGCTCTTTTGCCAGTAGCCCCTGGAGCAGTGTCAAGGACACCACCTTTAAACATAGTGTTTGCATACCTTTGGGCATTCCAACCAATTAAGTGACTAACCCCAAAATTGAATGGATTTGCAGCCATTGCCCTCATTGCTAATGGCATCTGCTGTTGTGCCGATGCTTGAGCTCCACCTTGAACTTGTTGAGAAAAATTGTCCATTTCAGCCATTAGTATTGACCCCTTCTAGTGTTATGGGCACCGAGAACAATGTCACCTCTTGCGTTCATTCTGTCTGCTGTCATTAATGATCTATTATAAAAAGGAGATTCGTTTAATATTTGTGCATTTGTTTGTGCATAGTTTTTAGCAAACATTAAAGACCCAGCTGCACCAGTTACTCTACCAGCTACGTTTCCAGCAGCTCCGCCAGCAATAGCTCCGATTATTGCTCCTTTATTTCCTCTTTGTCCAGCAATTCCTTTTGTATAACCATAAATGCCACCACCAACAGCACCGATGATTCCTCCAGCCCTTCCTACGTTCTTTTGAGTGTCGTATGGGTTAGTGCCACCAACTCCAAATCTGTAAGCGTTAGCACCCCTTGCAACGCTTCCTACGGGACCTTGTATATTAGCACCGATCAACATTGAAGGAGTTAGATCTGTTCCCAACATTTTTTGGTCTGCATCTGGATCATCAAAAGCTACATCTAATCCAGCTTTAATAGTTGGCCTTACTACTTCTTTTCCAATGCCAGCTAAAAACAATCCACCAAGTACTGCTCCTTGAGCTTTTCTAGAACCCATTACATCTTTGGCTACTTGACCAACACCAGATGATCCCATCATGGATAACATGCTTCTACCAGTTGATATGCCTGCACTTACTGAACCTAGGTTTATAGGCATTTCTATCCTCCGTAAAGATGGTTGTATTTATTTGGACCCATACCTGTGTGCCCAATCTTATTTCTATCCAAGTTTCCAACAACTCCAGCAGTCACCAAAGGATCTCTTCTAGCGCTTGTTTGTTGATTATCTTGTTGGATTCCAAAATTTGCTTCCTGAACAAGACCTGAATCTTCATAAGGCTGTTGACTCATGGGGTCATCATACATTTTGTTTTGTCTGTTTTTCTTAGCTAAATAGTAACCAGCACTTGCTGCTCCAACAGCAATTGCTCCCATTGCTAATTTTGGCTTAATTTTAGCTAAACCATCCAAAATAGATATATCCCTATCTCTTCTGTTTCTACCAATGCTGCTTCCAAATATTCCAGTGTCTACTCTGTCTCTGTGGAAAACTTTTTTTAGCTTTTCCCTAAATGTTTCACTAGAATCAGCTTTTCCTAAAGCTTGTAAATGCTCTTCCATTAAGTTGCCACTTAGCTCTGCATTAACTGCGACCGATTCAGCGCCTCCCATATGGTTTAATTGATCTCTTGCAGCTTGTGGAATTGTTCCTGAGAAGCTAATTGTTTCTTCACCAATTCTTTGAGTTTGAAATACCAATCCTAGATCTATGGCTGGTTGATCGTTACCAACTTCTGAACCAGCTGCTTTAACTACTGCTCCGACGCCCTGTGCTACTGACCCTTCATATGCTCCAATGGCAGGACCAGATTCTATTAACCTTTCTGTTAATCCTTCAGAAAATTGTTTTAGTCTTTCAGCAGAAGCGTCACCCGCTATAAACAAACTTTTAATATGTTGCGCTTCTTCAACGCTGTATGAAATACCTTGTTCCACCATTTGATCTTCAGATAATAAAGCTTTTTGCCTTAATACTCCTACTAAAGATTCTGTAAAAGTTGTTGCGTTTTCTCTTGACATTCCTCCTTTGCCAGCAACTAAGTTAACGATATCTCTTTGTCCAGCTTTTACAATAGATAGAGTAGAGGTATCTAATCCAGCTTTTTTCCAAAATGCAGATTCTACAATTGGAACTTCAGTTCCAGAAGCATCTTTTACTCTCATTTGAGAAAGTACTGAACCAGATATTAATGGCTTAGTCGGCTGCAATGTTTGACGACTAATTAACCTAGTTCTTTGTATTACTGGAATATGCGATATTGTTTGTTCAGATATATATTCCGAAGTTGTTTTTGCTATTGTATTTATTGAACGAAGTTGTTCAGGATGCATTGCAGATACAACAGCTTCAATTTCATCATTGGTCATGACTCGACCTTCTGCTAAAGCTTTTTGCGCTTCTGATCTTCTTGCTATCTGTTTAGCCATTTCAGTCATGTCACCTTCATATGGAACATGAGCAGTTTGCGTAGAGATGGCAACAAAGCGAGCTCTTGCAACTGGATCCAAAACAGCTAGTCCTGCTCCTGATTCATAAACTGCGTCTTGAGCTGCTACCATAGCAGCATCGGTGGGAGCGTCAAATCTTCCTCTCATATTATTAATAAGTTTCCTTGAACCTGAAGTTACTGAATCTGGTGTATCTCTTAAGTGTGGAAATCCTATATGTTTTCTGGTAGCCGTCATTCCTCTGACAAATGCATCTTCGTCCGCCTCAGTTGAAAGGAATGCTCCTGGTCCTTTAGCTATTGTTGAAAGTCCAGAGAATCTTGAAACTGCTGCTAATGTAGAGTTCATCTGACTTGCTTCTGCAACATTTATTCCAGTAGAAATAACGTTTTTTCCATATTGCGTATACGTAGATCCATCTGGTCGTGTAACAGTTGTTTCTTCAGACATTGCTTGTCTAATTTTATTTCTAGCAATCATTCTTGGAATTGCAGTTGTTCCGGTTGTTGGGTCTACTGCTTTACTTGCGTCTGAGAAGACCTTTTCGTATGCACCTATTTTAGGATTATAATGAATAAAGCCATCTACTTGACCAGTTGTATGGTCTATTGTTTGAACTCTTGCGCCCATCAAAGTTCTATCTGAAGCGCCAGATGTATCGGTTAAGAAATTAAATACTTGATCTGATATTTCTCCCATGCTTGCTATATTAGAAGTAGGTACGGTTGCACTAGCTCTACTAACTGCATTTAGCGCACGAGCTATTGCTCGCCCTCTATCTGTAGATAGGTCTGGTCTATTCGCTGGATCTATTATATCTAAACTTTGATCCGCCATGCCGCTAAATAAAGACATAGATAATTGTGCGTCCAATGACGCAATGTGAGATCCACCAGCTAAATCCAGTACAGCTTGTTGCATACCAGGAACGGGTGAATCATACATTTGTTCCAATACATTTGTTGATGTAACCATGTTTTCAATACTGAAAGGTTTAACGCCTTCCCCAACTATTCCAGCTTTCATTAAGCTTTCTTGAGATAACAAAGAAGTGAACCCACGCTCTATGAGGACTTCAGGAGTCATTACTAAGTTTGTCATTCTTTCTGTTATTTTTCCAGATAAATATTGTCTAGACATTTCAGTAACGTCTATAACACTATCGCTGCCAGCTTTTGCTTTTACTGCGTCTAACATTTCTGTAGCCCCTGGAATTTTCATAAACTCTTCGAGAGTAGATGCGGTCGCTATTAATTTTGGTATGTCAAAATTAACAAAGTTGTTACCAAGTAAAAGTGTATCTTCATCTGCTATTGATTCAAGATATTTAAATAGCTCTTCTGCTGATTCAGTTCTTCCTACTTTTGTTGTAAGGTCAAATATTTTTCCAGTTCCAGCTGCAGTTCCTCCACCCGGTAAAAATCTTCCAGTTTCAATCTCAGCTAAACGTCCACCTAGTTTTACAGAAGGTGCACCACCTCTTTGTCCCCTTGTTAGGGTTTGCATTTCGGGAAGCAACATGTGAAAGTCAAAAGTGTCTGATGTTGGAGCGAGACCATCTAGGGCCGAAGAAAGAGTTGCTCCTGCAGTATCTGTTGGCATTTCATAAGTTTGCGAAAAGACAGATCTAGCCAGATCATAAGGACCAACTCCACCTGTTTCAATGTCAGAAGTCATTATTCTCAATCTTCTTCCATCACTAATTGCTTTTTTTATTACACTATCATGACCTACTGATGCTCTAGCCATCAAGGTTTCCAAATATTCAGGAGTTGGAATATTGGCAGAAGAAATTGTCATTGCTGTTTCTCCTATTTTTTCATTAGAGACTGAAATAGCCCTACCTGACATTATAACTGACAATGGATGAGCTGGTTGCCCCGGTAAGGGTTGTGGCATGTTAGCATAAACGCTTTGTGACCTAACGTTTCCTGATATAGATGGAATGGATGGTAATCCAACTCCTCCAGGAAGTGGACCCAATACTAAGTCTTGCCACTGACGATCAAGTGTTTCTCTAGTTGTTCTGTCTGATATTAAATGCAAATTCATGGTTGGAAGTGACCTTGCAGTTTCAATTGTTCGACTTTTTTCTATAGTTGACATTGGCATTTCCAACTCTGCTTCTAAAGCTCTTTGATAAGAATCGTGCAAATCTCTTAATCCGCTTATTATTCGGCTTGGTGGATCCATGTCTAACACAGATGAGGACAATGAAGGATTAGCTCCTATTCTTGCATTTCGCATTACTTGAGCTCTTATTTCCTCTTCTGTCCTGTCAGGAAGCATCCTCATGTACATCCCGACTAAATCGTCAAGTTTACTCATCCTTTATTTCCTGTGATTCGATATAATCATCTATCTCATAAGTTCCAAGTTTTTGTTTAAGAATTTTTTCTCTTTGATTTTCTATAGATTGAACTTTATTAATAATATCTGAAATTGCTTGTGCTGTATCGAGTTGAACTTGACCAACTTTAGCTTTAGCTTCTCTTGTTGCAAGTAGTTGATTTCTAAGATCTTTGCGACGCTTGTGTAGTTTATCTTCTAATTCTACCGCCAAGTGTAATTCTTTTTTAAGAATTGGTTGACCATCTTGATCAACTCCAATAACATTTTCTTGAATAAAGTGTTCCTTAGCAAGGAGTTTTGTTTTTCTCATATATTGAACTTCTTGATCAACTAAATCTCTAACCATTGAAACTTCTACAAGGTTGTTTGGATTAACATCTAATTGATCAAGATATTCAGTAGTAAATTGAGAAACCATTGACATCTCTATTGGACATGGGTTATTCTTTGGAGCAACATTTTCTTTTAATAAAGGACAAGTTGAAGCGTATACGCATTTCTCTGCTTCGCAATTCATTGGGATAGATGAGAACATTGCTGTTCTTGTTTTTTGTGGTCGAACCAACTCTATAGCTTTATTTACTTGCTCTTCATTCCAATGATCTGGAAAAAAAAGGTCTGGTCTTAAAGACTCAAACTCTTTCATGAAACCATTTTTATTATTTGCTTTTTCTATATTAGACATTAAAATCAATCCACTCTGTTGCATAGAAACCATTGTTGTCAAAATGTTCTATCATAGAACTTTTACATTTAGTACAATAATATTCTTTTGTATATATAAATTCAGGTTCTTCTACAAAGAACTCTACGATGTTTTCTAGTTTAGAATCACACCTTGGACATAACACATTTAACGATCCATCAATATTTCGTTAAGACTTTTTTGAAGCTTATTAACTATTTCTAAGTTATCTGCTGCATTAATGAAAAAACCAACTTCCTTCATTTCGTCAGCTGTTAACGTTGAACTAATTATGAATCTTGCACCTTTGCAAACATCACAGTATAGTTCTTTCTCGCTTAGAGAACAAATGCATGGATCTATTATATTAAAAAATTCAAGAGCTTTAGCTATCTCAAACCAACGTGCTTTAAACATTTTTTTAGTCTGTTCTTTATAAGCCCTTAACTTATGTTGGTCATTAGACAATAGCGTTCCCATATCTAAAGATTGTTTCATCAAATCATTAATAGTTCTATATAAAAAGTTGGGCAATTCAAAATCACCTGACTCGTTAATAAAACTTTCCCAATTAGTCATATTACATTGGTCTTCCATTTTGCGGAACTGGCATAACTGGCCTTCTTGGGTTATATGAGCTAACCGGATCTCTTCTGTTTGCCATGCCCATCATACCCATTGCAGCAGCACCTCCGACTACTCTTTTGCCAGTTTTTGTTTGTGATGCCCTCGTAGCTGCAAGTCGTGCTGATGCCGATCCTCTCATCCCAGCTGGGGCAAGAGGTGTAGTGCCACGAAGAACTGTTTGAGCCATTGAGCCAATAGATCTGTACATTGAGTTTAATCTAGCCATTTTAGTAATTCCTTATTCCAGTTGGTCTACCTGGCATTTGATCAAGTCCTGATTTTCTTCTTCTCATCATGGCACCTGCACCGACTACACCTGCTGCAAGTGCAGCACCTTTTTTGTAACCCAAGCCTTTTGCTAAGCTTTTAGCTTTTGGTATCAAACCCATAGCTCCCGTTGATGTACCTGATGCTGGCATTGTTGCCTCCTAGATTAAACTATTTACCACTTTATAGTAACTATACTTCTTTTATTAAGTCCTGTTTTTTAGACGGCTTAATTACATTAAACTTAAATATAGAATCTTCATAGTCTATTTGGAATATGGAACCTCTAGGAGATGGATTGTCCATTATTGATTCTGCTAATTGAGATTCTATTTTATCTCTTCTTATTTGTGCTAGACCTCTAGCCCCCTTTATAGAGTCTATGCCTTCTGCTATTAATCCAGAGATAACGTTGTCGTTGTACTGCATTGAAAAACCTTTTTTAGAAAGTTTGTCAGCTATTACTGACATTTCTAGCTGGGCTATTTTTGAGCAGTCTTCATCGGATAGATAATTAAAGATAACAGTTTTATCTATTCTATTTAAAAATTCTGGTTTAAAATGTTTTTTAACTGCGTCATTTGTATTACGTTCAACGATAGATCTATTTGGAACTATCTTTGTGCCGGTTTTATAATTTACATCTTTAGTGAATCCAGCTCCACCAGAAAGCAAATGTTCTGATGTTTTATCATTTCCAAGGTTTGTAGTCATAATAATAATTGTATTTTTAAAATCTACAATTTCGCCTTTACCGTCAGTTAATACTCCATCATCAAAAACTCTTAAAAAAGTATTCCATAAATCTGGATGAGCTTTTTCTACTTCATCCAACAGAACAACGGTTGATGGGTATTTTTTAACTAAATTAACTAGCTGCCCACCTTCATCATGACCAACATAACCGGGAGGGGAACCTATTAGTTTTTGGTTCTCATGTTTATGTTGAAACTCTCCGCAATCAATTCTGACCATTGGATAGTCTGACCCAAATAAATATTTATGAAGGGCATTAGCAAGGTGCGTTTTTCCAACACCAGAAGATCCCGCAAATAAGAAAACACCCAATGGTCTATCTGGATCATGTAATCCAGTTTGAGATCTTCTTAAGGCACTTATTAAAGCGCTTACAGCATTCTCTTGGCCAATAATATTATTCTTAAGATAAGGTTCTAAACCAAGAAATTTTTGCTTAGTAATCTGTTTAGGCTTAACTCCTGCTTTTTCTTTAGCATTACCAGATATTGGTAAGTCGTCTTCGTCTACTTTGGGGAATTTGCCTCTAAAGTTTTTAATAGTATCAAGAAAAGCCTTAGAAGCTAAATCGTCGTCATCATCAAATAGAAATGGGTTAATATGCATTGGTGCATCATAAGCAATGTTTATCCATCCGGTCTATGTCTAAACCTGGATTTAGCATGACGCATCCTGCGTATGCAGCATCTAAGCACTTCTCAGCAGACTTGCGTGACATTGCTCTTAGGCATTCAGAGATTTCATTCTTTAAATTAAAAATAAAATGCTCAATGACCTTTTTCTTAAATTTTTTAAATTCTAATTCAGTTTCAACTTTATGGCATGTCGATAAGAAACTCTGGATTTCTTCTGGGTCCAGAACTTTAAACTTAACATACGTTGCTAATTCCGGAAAGAATATTTGATATATTCTCATACACTAACTCCTAGGTTGTTAAACCTATAGTAACTTAAAAATAATTTTAAGCACTCGTATAGTTTAGTGTATTGATACACGAAGTATTATTAAACTAACGTGTATGCTTTGCTATCTACGGCCAACCCATAGGTTAGATAGGGCTGCTGTATACAGATTATACACTTCACTACACAGTGCTTGTCAAATCCTATTCGGAAATATCTTCTATTTTTGGATGTGGTTCTAAACAAGGACCACTAAATGCCCAGTACCTAATTAGGTCATACGGAGTGTTAATCTTTGTCTTCAAGAGCTTTACGGCTCTAACGTAGTCTAAATCAAACTCTACTTTTTTCATGTGTTGTTATTCCTGTGCTTCTATGCTATATTTGTTGTCCCAAAGTATATCATGAAAGACGTTCTCCCCTTGCAAAAAAAGAGCCCCAAACAATTGGAACTACAAAAATTATATAGGTTGTTAGATCAAATCAACGAAAAAACACTTGCTGCAGATTACGAGTTGAGATGGCAACTAAAACAGGCAAAAGCAAAGGTAATAGATAAAATAAAAGCCATTGAGTCTAAACCTGCAATTGAGACTAAGCCTGTGATAGAATATACCAATGGATGAATCAAAACAACTTGAGTTGGCCATAGCTCAAATCGAAAGACAATTTGGTACCGGATCTGTAATGAGATTAGGTTCTTCCCAATTTGAAAAATGGCCCGCAATTCCAACAGGTGCTTTATCTCTTGATAAGGTATTAGGAATTGGTGGTCTACCAAAAGGAAGAGTAGTAGAAATATATGGACCAGAGTCTTCTGGTAAATCAACACTTGCGTTGTCAGTAGTTGCACAAGCTCAGAAGCTTGGTATTCGTTGTGCATACGTAGATGCAGAGCATGCTCTTGATCCAATTTACATGCAAGCAGTTGGCGTAGATCTGGATGAATTACTTTTAGCTCAACCCGATTACGGCGAGCAAGGTTTAGAGATTGTAGACAAGCTTATTAGGACCGGAGAGATCGGTCTGGTAGTAGTAGACTCAGTTGCCTCTTTGATCCCTAAGGCGGAGCTTGAGGGCGACATGGAGGCAAACCAGATGGGCTTGCAGGCACGCATGATGTCAAAAGCATTGCGTAAGCTTGTCGGACTAGCTAATGAACACAAAACTCTTATTATATTCATTAACCAATTAAGAAGTAAGATTGGCATAATGTTCGGCAACCCAGAGACCACTCCAGGTGGCATGGCGTTGAAGTATGCAGCATCTGTACGTATCGACATTCGTAAGAAGGAAGATATCAAGGATAAGTCTGGAAACCCAATTGGAATTACTTCTAAGGTTAAGATCATCAAGAATAAGATGGCACCCCCTATGAAGATAACAGAATTTAATATATTTTACGGAAAAGGAATAGACGAACATGGATGTGTTTTTGATGTGGCAGTGGACCAAGGAATCTTTACGCAAAAAGGTGCGTGGATTTATCAAGAAGGTGAACTTTTTGCACAAGGTAGAGAAAACGCAATAACAAACTTGCGTGACAATACAGAACTGTTTAATGAGATAAAAAACAAGATCAAAGATGCAGCCAAACAAATTTGACATAGAACCATGTCCAGACTGCCCAGTGCCAACTAACTTCATTGTTAAGCTAGGCGAAAAACAAGAACACAAGTGCCTATTCATCGAATGTAGAGAATGTGGCGATAAATGGACGGAGATAATAGACCATGAGTAGTGAAGAAGAATTCTACAAAGAGTATTACAAATATTTCTCAGGAGATAATAATAATATTTATCAGTTTAAGAAAAAAGCTGAGAAAGCTGAGAAAAAACTAAAGTTTGGTAGCGAAGGAGCAATCATTAAGTATTCTGCCTTTGAAGGTGGGGTAATGTCTCTCAACTTTAACTTTAAGTTGTCAAACGGCTTTATAGAAAAGCTTGATCGTAGAATAGATAGAGTACAAAAAGCTTTAGAAGATATTCGTAACGATTTACGCAAATCTGAAGATTTTTAAATTACTATTATAGACACAATAACTTATTGGGGATATCATGGGTAAAGGCACTTCATTCGGCAAAATGTATATGGACATGATGAATGTCGCCTCTGCTCCAAAAGGATCGATGCGGTAAGAGACTGGCATCAGCTCAATCAATGCTGAGTAGATCCATGAAGCCAGTAGTTCGTACTGTGCAACCTTCATCTGGTGAAATAAAAGCTATGTACGAACAGGCTAGGAATGTTAGTAAAGGGTCTGGAGAAGCTGCTAGTAGAATTATGGATGACACTGGTCAATCTTATAAGAACTTTGCAAAACAAAAATTAAAAGATATTCAAAACGAATATAAAGTAATGCCATCAGCTGAATCTCTTAAACAAAGTGCTATTAATGGAATTCTGTTTCATGGTACCGATCATCCATTTCAACCAGGTGATTTAGTGCGTGGAGAAACATTTGTCGGTGGATTTCCAGAACCAGGTATCGCCTATGCCACACCTGATAGGAATTTAGCTAGAAGATTTGGTAAACATGTTTTTCAAGTTAAACCATTGGACATTGAAAAGACTTATGCTAGTAGATATACAGATGATGCTTATGAAGTGTTTAGTCCTGTTGGATTCGAAGTTATTTCAGATGCTGAACTGCCAGACACATGACAAAAACAAAACCGCGCCGCAAAAAATCGGGCGTTTATTTTTTTTAAATTGATACACAACTCCTAGTAGAAAGACTACCTATATGGAATACTTTATAGAACTGATGAAGAGAATCCTAGTCTCTGGTGAGATGGATGGTGCGTCAGGGGAATTTCAAATTAGTCTAGACGACATTCCTGATATGGAAGATTCTGTTATAACGGTGTTAACAGAAGAAGACGGCCAGATCACTCTAGCCGTCTTTACTACTGCTCAATGGGAAATTGTTGAAGACTTAGTGAGTTTAACTAAACAACCTCAAGAAGATGTTGTTAGATCTCTAGCTAAAGAGATTCCCAATGTATTTACATTCAATCCTAGTGACTACGAAGACTAAACATATAATATCTTAGCGTAGTTGTTATCTAGATGCGTTAGTTCGTATCTTTCATATATCAAACATCCAGCCACTTCTAGAGCTAATCTGTTCGAGAGGTGAGCTGGAATTTTTGTTTTTACGCACTCGTTTACTTCTGCCCATTCAATATGATTGTCAAAGCCCATGTCTTTGGTCCAGAAATTATAGACCGCGCAAGAATCAAGCAAAGGGTCGAGATTGTGTACT